GGGGCCTCGACCCCCATTGGAGCGCTGAAGATCTCCGACATGCGATCTATGCTGCGGCGCTGGGTCGCCTCTAAGCCCCGGCGCGCGGCGCCGGCGACGGCATTGGGATCCGCCCCCGGGGCGTTAACCGTAGTTTCGTTGCGGATCTCCACGGAAACCGGGCCAAGCCCGGCCCCGGCTCCCGCCCGAACAGCCGCCCCGGGCGAGACCAGAGGAACCCCAGCGCCAGACGCGAAGGCTTGCCACTGCTCCTGTCTGCCCAAGGCACCGCTGGGCGCAGTCATGAGCGCTTTCTGCTCGTCGGTCAACATCTGGCCGGGCAGCAGCTCCTTCAACCACTTTGCAGCGGCCTCAACCTTGTCGGTGATCCATTTCTGAATGGCGCCGCCAATCTCCTGGATCTTGGCGATCATCCGCCCGCCGATGTCCTCGAAGAAGCCCAGAAGCCCGTCCAGCGCCTCCTTGCCCTTTTTCTTGAAGGCTTCCCAAGTCTCGCCGAACAGCTTGCTAATGCTCTCCCAGTTCTGCCAGATCAATAGCAGGCCGGCCAGCACCAAGCCGATGATCCGCCCGAGGGGGTGGGCTGCGAAGGCCGCCCACAGCATCGGCACAACCCTGGTAGCCAGGAAAACCAGCAGGCCCCGGATAGGGCTGAGAATCTTCCAGAGGCCGTATGCCAAAACGCTGATGGTTCCAAACTTCAAGATCCAGGGGCCAAGCTCCTTTCCTGCCCCGCCCAGTGCGTCCTTAATCCACACCAGAACGGCGCGAACAGCGTCAATTTCGTCCTTCCACTCCTCGACGCGCCCGATCAGACTTCCCAGCACCGAAATGTCGCCACGCATCCAGGAAACGATGTCGTCACCGATCAGGTAGATCGTGGTCAGCACCGCCGCCATGCGCAACAGTGGCGCCAGAGTGCGCGTCCAGAGCGTCAGCATGCGCAGCGCCCCGGCCGGACCGCGCCGAAGCGCCATAGCGCTATCCAGACCAATGGCCGTTCGGGTCGCCGTGATCATGGACCGGATCAGGCCACCAGATTGGACCGTCGCCAGCGCCATCCAGTTACGCAGGCGCAGAAGTCCCCACGCGCCGCCTGTGAGCGCCAGCAGCTTGATCACCAGCCCGAGGTTGTCGGCCAACGTCTCGATCGATTTCGTCACCCCGCCGATCGCGGCCCGCCCGAGTTGCATTTGTCCGAAGAAGCGCTGGAAGGCATCACTCCATACCGTCATCGCGTCGGCGATTGTGACCGGCATGGCCTCGGCCTCGACTCGCATCTTGGCGAGCTGCGCCTGCAGCGCCGGCAGGAACTGCTGCGTGGCGACCTTCCCTGCCTTCACCTGTTCCAGGAGCTTGTCGGTGGTCAGGCCGAGGCCGTCGGCCAGCGCCACCTGCAGGCGGGGCGCAGCGCGCATCAGTGTGGCGTACTGGTCCATGCCCAGCTTGCCTTGCATGATCGCGGCGGTCAGGGCCGAAATGACCGACTCCTGATCCTGCGCTTTGGTGCTGGACAGTGCCATACCCAGCGACAGGCTCTCGGTCACATCTACCGTGTCCTGGGTCGTCTTGCCCAAGTCCGCCATCGTGCGGCGCGTGCGGACGAACAGCTCGGCATTGTCCGCGTATGCCTTGTATGTCAGCCGCGATATCCGCGCCAAATCCTTATCCACCTCGGCGTATTCTTGAGCTGAGGCCGTCGCCTGACGCATGCGGGCTTCCAGCTGGCCCCAGGCGTCGATGTCGCGCGAGATCCGGCCGAGGATAGAAACTCCGAAGACGGCCCCCAAGACGCCACGCAGCCCGCTAAATGCTCCCGCTTGCTCGCGAGCCAGGCGCGCACCGCGCACGATGTTCCGGTTGAAACCCTCCTGCGCGCGCCTCGCGTCCTGGATGGCCAGCCGGGCGCCCTCCCACGCGCCGATGCCCGCCTCGCGCACGGTAGCCAGGCCAACCCGCGCGCGCGCCATGAGCGTGCCGTATGCGGCTTGAACTTGGCCGATCCGCGCGCGACTTTCTGCGACGTCGACCGGGAACGCCGCGGGTCGCCCAAGACCCGACATCTGGGGACGAGCGGCCGCGCGTGGCTCCAACGACGGAGCCATAATCGGAGCCACGGCCGGCGCCGCCGTCGCCCTGGGGCTTGCCACCCGGTTGCTCCACGGGCCAGGCGGGAACACCGAGCCCGTGAGCGCTTGGCGCATCGTCTGGACGGTCTTGGCGCTCGCCCGTTGGAGGGAGTCTTGGGCCGCCCGGTAGGTCTCCTGATACTTCTTCAGGCCCGATTCATCCACCTGATAGCGCAGGAGGGTGACAAGCTCGCGAATAACGCTCATTGTGTTTTCCTACTTGCGTGCGACCGCGCGGCGTCCTGGGCGTCCATAAGCGCGTTCAGTTTCATGAGGTCTAGCAGGTCGACCTCGGCGCGGCGCACCGCGTCCAGGCTGACGTGCCCCGCCAGCACCGGCCGCCAGACGATCAGCTCTCGCTCGAAGGTGGGGTCAAACTTCCCGACAGCGTCGCCAGCTTCTCGCGGACCGGACCAAAGCGGCCGGCCCATTGCACGAAAGGGCCGGCAAAGTTGTGCCGAAGGATGTGGAACAGCAGTTCAAGAATCTGGGAAAAGTCCTCGAATGCCAGCGCCCGGTGGGCGATCGTGAGCTTTTGGGGATCACGGCCGGGCAGCTCGAAGCTCACCAGCTCCGAGTCGATCAGCACCTCAGTCCACTTCTTGAGCGCAGCACCGCCCAGCCGAGACGAGAGATCCTGCAAAGCCTGCCGCAGCGCCTGTTCGTCCCGCCCCACGGCGGCGGGGTCCGCGCTGAACACCGCCGCCAGCAGTGAACCCGCCGCCGGCAAGACTTCTTTCTGCAAATCGCCCATCAGCTCCAGCTGGCGAAAGGCGTCGAATTTCCCGATGTGAAAGATCGTGGCGCCAATCGGCACCGAGAGTGTGCGGCTCATCAGCTATTTCCCCCGACGATGTTGATGGACGGGCCGGTTTCGATGACCCAATCCCGATTGCCCGTTTTGGCGGCGTAGCCAGCGTCTGGAGTCTTGACGATCCAGGCAGAGTCGGCCGCATGCAGGGACTTGCCCCGCAGATCGGTTACCGCGACCGGCAAGGCCCCTTGACCGTCCGAAGCCTTGTCAGCCTGGTGCATTGCAGTCAGCAGCGCGTTGCTGTCGCTGGTCTGCATGAGCGACACGGTGATCCGCAGACGCGAGTCACGCGACATCGAGCGCGCTACCTCGCCATCGGCACCGGAAACGGAAGAAATGCCCTCTCCGATTTCGGCAACCGTCACGAAGGTGTCTTCGGCCAGGCCGCTCAGGGCAACGGCGCCCATCACGATCTTGATCTGGCCGGGTGCGTAAGTTTTCACGGACATGGTCGCCCCGTTAGATTTGTTGATAGGTCAGGTTGCCTTTGATTTCGGCAACGTGGATGGCGCCGGCCAGGCGCGCGCTGAACTTGAGATCCCGCAGGACGCGGTTGGCCTTGTGGTTGGCGGGAATATCCATCGACCGCGGCGCGGTGATGACGAACCCCGGGATGCGGTTGCCGGCGCCGTCGATTTCGTCTGGAGCGATCAGGCCGCGCGCTTGGCCAAGCAGCAGCGCCTGACGCAGGCCGTTCACGATGATCTGGATACCATCGTCGGTAAACGGCACTTTGCCGTTGGCGTTGATCAGTTGCGTAGCAACGTTGATCTTCACCTGCTCGGCCAACCAGTCACGGCCGCGGATCACGTCGATCCATTCGCCCGCGGCTACCTTGCCGTTCTGCGTGATGGCGAAATTGCGCATCTGCTCGAACGTGTTGGCGTTCTTGGCGTGCGCCGCCAGCGCCTGCCCCTCGCCCAGGGTGTCATAGGTGATTCCAGCCAGGCGGGTATTCGCCCAGGTCTCGCCGCCGGGATAGTAGGTGAAGCGGTTGGCCATCACGGCCGATTCCAGCGCTTCGCTGCCCGCCATGCCATGGAACCAGACATGCGTGCGGAAATACTGCTTCTGCTGGCACTTGGAGGCCAGGTCCGTGTCGATCGCCGCGTCGAGGATGCCGGCCTGCGCGCTGGAAACGCCGAACAGGCAGCCGTTGGATTCCACCCATTCCGCCGCGTCCAGAACATCCGCCTCCAGGCGGCTGGCCAGCGCGACGCCGTACCAGTCCGCATTCTCTCGACGGCAGGCGCTGAGGGCCGCCGTGGGCGTCTCGGTGCTGGTAGGAATCGCCTGGGCCAGATTACCCTTGACCGTGACCGCCACCGCGGTTTCCGCGTCGTTCGCCGTGATGGAGATCTCGGCGCCCACGGCCGTGGCCTCGACGGGCGCGCTCGCCGCCGTGATTGCGGCCACCAGGCCGGCGGCGATGGTCGCCGGCGTGCTGTCGGCCAGGCCCGCGAAACTCGCTTGCGCGGTTTGCACGGCGCCGCCCGCAGCGCGCCATTTCATCGTTATCAGATAGGACGACACGCTGGCACGGGTCACCGTCACTCGCGACGTTTCGACGTGCCGACGGCCCACGAACACTCGCTGTACCGTGGGGATCTGCTTGAATGCGTCTCGAACGGCGATGTACAGCGGATCGGCCTGGCTGATGCCGAGGTCCAACAGCTCGGACGCTTCGGTCACTACCAGGATCCGGCCGACGTCCAAGGCGTGGGCGCCCAGGATGAGCACGTCGGAGAAATTCTGCTCCTTGATGGCGGTCGTGTTCAGAGAGATCGCCACATTGACGATCCGGTCGATGTTTGCCATTTGCGGCTCCGAAAAAAAGAAAAGCCGCCTGATGGCGGCCGGATGGCGATTGCACGACTCGGCCGCTACGGCGCGGCCGCAACTGTCGCGGTAAAGGGGGTTTCTATGGCAGGCGTCAGGCCGCCGGTAGTGGTCGCAGTGCCGGCCACGGTTTCAATGAATCCGACCTGCTCGGAATGGGTCAACGCGTAGCGAATGCCCAGCTCCAACAAGCCGCGCCGCTCGAAACGCGCGGCATCCCGCATGACTGGAATGTTCTGCAGGCGCCCAATTTCGAATAGCGCTAGGCCCAGGGCCTCGGCACGCTCCTCATAGAGCGGGTGGCGCAACTTCAGCGCCAGGTCGTCCAGCGCGTCGTAGGCAGCGGGGCCGAAGCCCTGTAGTTCGACGGTCGCGTCGTCGTGCTGACGCACCGCCTGCGCGCCATCGTCACCGACCTGGCCAACCTCAGCGCCGCTGACCTTCGCCCAGTGCACGGCCATGGCGATATAGGCGGTAGCCGGCCGTTTTCCGTTTTCGTTGGCGAAGATCACCGGCGTGGCGCCCGCGGCGGCCTCGACCAGCTCGAAAATGCGGTCTTCAGGTGTCATGGTGATCCCGATTATTCGTTGTGCATCGATAGGGCTATCGGCCATTCAACGCTTGCGCGCGCGCCAACTCGATGCCGCCCTACCCGGTGGCCTGGAATGCCCAGCCGGGCCTGGGGAGTCCTCCCGGACGTTTTGCCCCGTCCGGCCTCGGTCCAGACTGCCGAGATCCTTGGGCTACAGCAACTCGTCGGCGGCCAGCAAGACCGCCAAGTATCGGAAATGGGGGATCACCCCCGATTGCCAGGGCGACACGGCCACCAACTGGTATTCCCCAGCGAGCGGCCCGACACCCCAGACCAGGCGATCGCCATTTGTCCAGTCCTGCCCGGCGACGGCCAGGTCGGCGCTGGTGTAGATGCGCACCGCCGCGCGGACGCGGCGCCCTTCTGGGTGCACCTGCAACTGGTCGTAGTCACCAGCCTTGGCGGGCTGCACAGACGCCAGAATCGGCTTGTCCGGTCCTGGCGCTCCATCTACCCAATGGCCCCGCTCGTGGCGGCCAGGGAGGCGCGTACGGACCACATGCGGTCGTCGAAAGCTCATAGCTCACACCTTCTCGTAGCGAATCGCGCCCGCCATCAGGCCGTGATCGATGAGAGGCACATCGCTCCCTTTCCTCTTGACCGTGGCGGGCGCGTTCGGCTCGGCCCATTTCTTGGATTGCTGCACGTGCGCCTTCTGGTGCTTCTCCGCGAAGGTTCCCAGCTGGTCCAGCGCGGCGTCGACGCCGAGGCGCCCTTCCTGGACGGCGCCCGCCATACGGTCCATGGCCTGGCCCAGCACCTCGCCGTTCTTCTCGGCGAAATCCCGCATGAACGGCCTGGCCGGGACGTGTTCGGTGCCCAGCTCATTGAAGATGGCGATGTCCAGCAGATCCGCGCCTGATTCTGGATCCTTGCCGGCACCCGCCTGGATGCCGAACTTCACGCCCCGCCCGTTGATTGCCTGGGCCAGGCGCACATGTTCGCCCAGGCCCTTGTCGATCGATTTAACAGACACGGGGTGTACTCCTGACGGTGGCGGCGCCCACGCGACACACGCGCGCCAGGCGCTCGTACTGGGCATGAAAGCCCGCAGGGTCGGCCGCGCCCTCCACCTTGCCAAAGGTGCGCTGCAGGTCGCCTTCCTTCTCGCTCACAACGCCGGGCCGGGCCAGGACGCCGTCCGCTTCCGCAGAGCGTTGCTGCTTGATGCCATAGAGCAGCCACGCCGCATACCAAAGCTGCGCCTCGTCCTGCTTCTTTGGAGGAAGGCACGCCGGCCGGTAGTCGGCGGCCATGGCCAGCGCCCGCTCCTTGTCCTGAGACGACATGGAGGCCACCGCCGGCGCCAGGAAGTCCAGATCGTCGGGGGTGGCCGCCATAGTTACTGCTCCCCGCCGTCTTTGAGCGCCTCGTACAGAGCCTGCAGCTCCGGCTTCTTGGCATCGGGCGGATAGGTGATTTCCTGCTTATCGAGCCATGCCTTCAGCTGGGGAACAGTGGACGGCTCTTTAGCCGCCTCATCGCCGCCGGCAGTCTCGGCGCCTTCGCCAGCCGGGCCCTCAGCTTCAACCAGCAGCCCGCGCTTGATCAGATCTTTCACGCCGCGGCCTTCGGGGTCGATCGCTGCCGCCTTCGTCGGCGCGATCACGGTGTGGCCGCCAATGTTGATGACGGCCTTGGTGGTGTTGATGAAATAGCGCATCAGATCTCCCCTTTCGCCATCGACAGCGGGTAATACACGACCACCCCGCCGGCGCGCGCCAGGCAGGGAACCACCAGCTCGAGGCCGCGCGCTTGCGCCGCCAGCTGGTTGAACGGCATGGGCAGCTCCATGGCGAGGTTTTCCTCGCTGTACTCGTAGGCCAGGATCAGATCCTTGCCACCGGCACCCGCGCCCTTGAACTCCGAGGCGCCCATGAGCTGCAGACCCGGGTGCTTATCCTGGAAGAACTGGCCGACCGTCTTGCCATTCGTATCGGGAACGCGTAGCGAGAAAATGCGGCTGCGGTGGTCGGTCGGCATGACGATACGGGTCGGGGTGTGCACATCCTTGGACTGAGTGGGCACGACGTCGTAGATCATGTCCAGGTCGGCCAGGATCTGGTCAGCGGTCGTGGTCGGGTTCAACCAATCGCCATGCAGGCCCACGACCAGCGGGACGTTCGGATGATTCGTCAACCCGTACAGGCCGAACTTGACGTCACCGATGAGCGCCATCTGATTCAGCTTGATCTCGACAGCCTTGCGCGCAGCCATCGACTTGCGCGTGGGCAAGTCGGTACGGTTGGCCGCCGCCGCGCGCAGTTCCATCACGCTGTAACCGTACGAGTCGCCGATGTTCTTGATTTGGGCGACCTTTTCCTCGCCCTTGACATCGGCGCGGGGAAGATCGTCGGCGTAGTTCGCCACGATCTTCGCCATGCCGACCTCGTCGTACATGAAGTACGTGAAGGTCTCGGCCCATTCCGGCACCTCGGTGGAGATCGGCACCAGCTGCAGGCCGATCATGGGCGGCAGCTTCTTGTCATAGGTGCGCGTCTTGACGTAGTCCAGCTGGCGGGCCGTGAAGAGGCCTTCGTCCTCGCGCATGCCGGCCAGCGCCACGACGATCTTTTTCACGGCCGGCAGGTCGGCCTCGTCGTAATGCTCGTGTTTGTCCATGGTTTTCCCAATGAAAAAGGCCCCTTTCGGGGCCTTGGGTTGATCAGTTTCGCGGGGGTTTAGGGGGCTGCCGGGGCTTGCGCGAACGGCGCGTGCAGTTCGATCAGAGCGATCTTGCCGCCGGCCACATCGACCACGCCAGAGCGGAACACAGCATTCGGCACCGCCGTGGCGCCGGCATCGGATACCGTGCCGTCCGCCGCACACTTCACGGGGCCGTCCTTGGTGACGGCACCGCCGGTGGTGACCTTCGCCCAGCCACGCCGCACGCGCAGCACGCTGACCGCATCGAACTCGCGATAGCCGCCATCGCGGGGGACCGTGTGCGTGTGCAGGGCCAGCCCGCGGATGCGCGAGCCCGGACCGGCGACGATGCGCTCGCCGGTGGTGTCGCCCACGATCACGCCCGGGGGAATGTTGCCGGCAGCGGCGCAGGTCTCGACGTCGTCGTACCCCAGATCCGCCTTCATGCCGGCGTAGGCTACGTCCATGCGGTCGTCATAGGTGGGGGGCATTATTCGCCTCCTTGCTTCAGGTTCGAGAGATAGGCATTGCGCGCCGCGCGTGCCGACGTGGGCTGTTGGGCGCCATCCGCGCGCTGCTGGCCGGTAGGCGGCTGCTGGCCGCCGATCTGCCGGCGCTGATCGGCGACGGCGTCCGCTCGGGTCTTGGCTTCGCCGACAGCCAGGTCAAACGCCGCTTCCACGTAGCCGTCGGACTTGCCCGCCATATCGAAGGAATCGCCGCGGATGGCCTTGATGACCCCCTCGCGCAGCGCGCGGTCGGCGGTGTCGGCCTTGAATTCCACCTTGTGCTGGGTGGCCGTGGCTTCCAGCTTCACGCGCGCCAAGGCGGCGCCCTGAGCGTCCTCGCGCGCCTTGGCAATGCCCGCCTCGGCCGCATCGGCGCGCGCCTTTTCGCTGTCCGCCCGCGCCGCTTCGGTGTCCACCTTGGCGGTGGCGGTCTTCAGCTCGGTGCGCAGGCGGTTCAATTCCTGCTCGACTTCCGGCGCGGCGTCATACGACAGGCCGGAATCGAGGCGGATCTTGACCATGGTCATGTCATTTTCCTCTTCGGTTTTCGTTACGGCGTCTGCCGCGTCAAGGTTGAGTCGCGCGTTGCCGGCGCGACCACGTTTCACCACCGCCAGGTGGTTGTATCGGATGTTTCGCTGGATAGCGTCGTAAGGTTCGCCGCTCGGCGTGACGCCCGGCGTCTCGTCCAGTTCCAGCTCGTAGCCCAGCGACAATTCCTTGTTACCTGCGTCGACCGGCGCCGTGTCAAAGATGTGGATATCTCCGAGCATGTTTTCGGGGCCATCCTGACGGCCTCCAGACAGCGCCGTGCCGATCATGTGCTGGCGCACATTCTTGGCCGTAACCTTGCCGGGGTGCCCGTCTGTGATCGGCTTGCCGCGCAGGCTTGCCATGGAATCGGCGTTGAACACTTCTTCCGGGGGCCGGTACTCGCGCCGGGTACGCCCGGCGCCATCGCTGTACAGGAAAACGCCTGTGCGGGTCAGCACCGGCGTGTCGACGAGGTAGCCCTCGTCCGTCCGGGTTGCCTTCAACGGCGCCCGGTCATATCGCATCACCATGATTCTTCCCTCAGTGGACGATCAAAGCGTCCAGGTCATCGAGAGCCGGCAGCTTCGGCTCAGCCCAACAGCGGCAACGAATTGGCTGGCCGGGATGGCCGTCGGCCGGCGGCATGTCCCAGAGGAATATCTGCCCCTCCCGCGCAACGTGCTCTTCCCGTTCGCGTTCGTCCAAGACCCCGCGCCAGGTGTATTCCTTGATGCCAATGTTGGTCTGCCGGTACTCGGTCAGGTCGCTGTTCAGCTTGCCGATTTGGTCGCGGGCGATCAGTTCCGCGCGCTTGCGCGGCAGGTCGTAGGTCTCCCGGATCTGCGTGGTTATGTCCCGCAGGGACGTGCCCTGACGTACCGCGGCCACCACGCGCCCGTGGAGCGTGTTTAGATACTGCTCCGGGATGGACTTGATCAGGCCAATGTTCTCGGCCTCCCAGGGCCGCAAGACCCTGGCCAGCCCGGGCTCGGCCTTGAAGACGTCCACGCCGTAGGCCCGCCGTAGCAGCCGGTGGAACTGCTCTTTGTTGTACTTCTCCACCCGCTGCGCAACCATCGCGGCCAGGCCTTGTGCGTTCCCGTCCGCCACTTTGGCGGCGCCGAGGGCCTCCATGAACGCCCGGCGCAGCGACTCGAACCAGCCCTCATCGCCTTCCGGCGTGTTGCGCAGATCATCCTGGCGTAGCGCCAACGGCAGCACCGGCAGAACGTGGCGCTCGACCGCCAAGATGGCCGCTTCAGCCTGGGTGCGCAGCGCGCGCAGATAGTCGCGCTCGTCGCCCAGGGGATAGCGCCATTGCTTAGGTGGCCGCGGCGTACGACTTCGCCGACTGGCCGCCGGCGTCGGGGGTGAGGCCATAGAGCCCTTCCTGTTTCATGTACTGAAATGCCTGGTCCTGGCTGAGACCGTTGTCCACCGCCGCGCTCAGCGCGTCCATTTCGCGCGCCTGGGCTTCGGCGTTTGCCTTCCGGACCTCGGCGCTTTCCTTCGCCGTAGCAGGCTTGAGCGCCGGCCAGGTGATTGCCCAAGCCTCCCCCCGCGCCTCGCCGCCGGCGGCCAAGGTGCGCTGCGCACGGATCAGTGACACCAGTCGCTCCAGGGCAGGGTTGACCTTCACCTCGCGGCCCATAGCCACCGTGTTGTAGAGGGCTTCCAGATCCCCGTCGCCGGTGGCGTTCAGGCCAGCGGCCGACCGCCCGAAAACCTGGGTCACGGGGATCCCGGTTTCCGCAGCAACTGCAATCTGGAACTCGGCCAGCGTGTCCTTGACGCCGCCCATGTCGGAACTGAGGATCTGATAGTCGTCCTCGGCATCCACGGCCACCCCGTTGAGCGCATTGCGGACGGAGTCGACCATCTCCACCCGTTTTCGGACGGCAGCCTCTAGCTCCGCCTCGATCGCTTCGGCCAGGCCCTTCATCTTGTGGACGGCCTGCTGCTTCTTCTCCAACAAGCGCAGCGCCCAGTGCAAGCCCTCGCCATAGCGACGGATCGCGCGGAACGCCCTGCTCACGGCCGGCCGCCCAGCCCAAGGAATGCCCTTGCGATTGAGCTTCGCCGGCAGCGGATCGCCCGGAATCTCGATCAGCCGGCTTTCGTGCACGAAGAACTCGGCGGCGACGGCCCCCGGCGTCTGAGTCCGCACGCGGTAGACCTCGGGCATGCCGAAATTGGCCTCGCTCGGGTCCGCGTACCGCCTATCCGTGGCCGATACGTCGTCCAGCGTGAATACCTTCAGCTCCTCGATCCGCTCCAGGCCCTCGAGGTTCAGGGGCTCGCGCAGCGCACGCCCGTCCTTTGCGATGACGACAATCGCACCGCCGCCAGTCAGACGCGCCCAGCGCCAGGCATCCGCAAGCGCCGGCAGCGCCTTCAGGCGGTCCAACTCGCCCCGCACGCGCTCATCGCCGGTGATATCCACACCGCGCGAGACCGCTGTGTCTGGGATCATGTCAACCACGCGCGCCGGCAGGCCGCCCTCGGCATACATCGCCAGATCATCCATGGCGCCGAAGCCCGCCACGGCCGCGTCGAGCATGGCCGGACCCAGCACCGCACTCAGGTAGCCGTCTTCGTTCATCATGTGCTTGCCAGCGCTTGGAAGCGCCCTAGGTTGCTGCCCGCCGTGGCGAGCATATCGTTGATAGCGTCGACCATCGGGTCGACCTGGTCGTCGTGCGCGTGCGTGTCATCCGCTGTGAAGGCCTCGCACTCGGCCACGAAGTCGGCCACCCAGGGAGCCTCGTCCGGAATGCAGACCAGGCCGGCCTCGATATAGCTCTGCACGTCCATGAGCCGGGTAAGCTTGTCCCGATCGCGCTCCACGCCCTTGACGGGGATTCTGCCGTCGGCGCCGATGTCCTGGATGAGGCCGGTACCGCTGGACTTGTCCTCGATGAGGAGCTGCCGCAGCGGCGCCGACAACTTCGGATTGAACGGTTTGTTCTTGACCCAGAAGTCCACGGCTCGCCGCTTGAGTTCCGGTGCCTGCCATTTCCCGCGCAGCAGATCCAGCAGGTAGATCTTGCCGTCATCGCCCTGCCCCCAGCATTCGAAAACGCTGTAGTCGTTCCGCTCGGCGGTCTTCTGCGCGGTATCCGCGAACACCTTGCGCGAGACGATCCGCGGCGGGACAACATAGCGCCCGAACCAGGCGCCCTGGATCAGATCGCCGCCCAGCGGTGCCGGACGCTGCTGGTATTGCGCCGAGAATACGTAGCGACTAATGCGCCCGCCTTCCTTATCTGCGCCTGCGCCCGCCTCCATGGCGAGCAGCTCAGCCAGGGGCTCCTTGTAGGGCCAGTAGCTAAACCGCCCCTTTTCGTCGCGGACGCTGCTGTCGACCTTCGCCTGCAATTCGGCCGGTAGACCGGCCACATACGCGTCGTCGATCAGCGCCGGGATGACGACCTGTTCCCAATCCGGACCGAGGTTGCCGGCCTCAATGAAACCGGTGACATCCTCCTGCGCCAGGCGCTGCATGATCACGATGATCGGCGTATCGGGATTCGCCCGACGGCTTTTCACCGTTGCGATCAGATCGCGGTTCGCCTTGGCGCGGCGCGGCTTGCTGTAGGCATCGCCGACCTTGAGCGGGTCGTCGATAACGATGGCGCCCTGCCATCCTTCGGCCATGTGCCCGGCACGAAAGCCGGTGATCTGGCCGCCAAGGGATACCGCGTAGACGCCGCCGGCCTTCCGGCCGTTGACCTCGATGTTCCAGCGCTTCTTGCTCTTCGCGTCAGCGGCGACCTTCAGCGGCCAGAGTTCCTGGAACTCCTCCGACTGGACCAACTCCTTGGCGGTCTGCGAGTTCAGCAGCGCCAGGTCGTCGGAGTAGCTGATGTGCAGGAACCGGGCGCGCGGATTGAGCGCCAGGCCGCGGGCCATCAGGTTGATGGCCACCAGCTCGGTCTTCGACGAGCCCGGGGGCACGTTGATGACCAGGTTCTTGATGCGGCCGTCGATGACGGCCTGCACCTTCTCGGCGATCAGTTCATGGTGCCAGTTGACCCGGAACTTGATGGCCTGGCGGTGCTTGAAAAAATACCGGCTGAAGAACAGGTGATCCTGCTCGCACATGGCCTTGGCCGTGGCGCGCAGGACAGCGGGGTCAATAGTCGCGGTTGAGCTCGGCGACGGCGGCGGCGACTTCTTTTCCATCGACCACCACCGTTTTCTGTTCTATGGGACCGCCGCCGGCGCCCGTGTGCTCCCGCCTGTTCGTGAATGCGCCGCCCACCTCCTTGGCGGCCTGCTCCAGCACGCCGGCCGCGCCGACGACATTGCCCCGGCTGATATGCCGTTCGTAGATCTTGCCCAGCGCACGTAGCCGGAAAGCCTGGTCGGCGATCGGGATCTCGGCGACCTCCTCCCGGAAGCGTTTGCGCGTGGCTTCGAACAGGTCCGCCCACTTCCTGGCCAGCTTCTGGCCTGCCACCTTGGTCGGGTCGTACTGCGCGACCTGCATGCGGGGCACGTCCAGCCCGAATTCATCCTTGACGGCTTCAGCGACCTGGCTCGGGGTGTCCCAGCAGGCCAAAGCCTGGACGATGAAGCGCTTGTGGGCCTCACCCAACTTCGCCATTCCGCAGAGCCTCCAATTTCAAGGTAAAACTGCAATCTCGCTACAAATCCACCATGGACAATAAGAATGGCCACATTTTCGGAACGTCGAGGCCTAGTGCCGGTACAAGACGCTTTCCAACGGAACAGCGTGGATACACCGCTAAGAACTCGATTGTGGAATTTTCTTGCATCAACGGTCTTCGCACACCACCATCCCGAAGAGTGCCTTGACGGCATATGCGGAGACATATGGATTTTTCTGTTGAATCAGGATAGGGACACACTCCCTCCTTTCTTCCTTGCGTCAACTTGGCCGTCAGACGGCTATCGAGTGATGAAAGCGCACTTCTTCTCGTGCCCTTGGAATGAGGTGTACGACATTCTTGAATTCATATACGTGTCCGGACGAGGCCTAGACCGAGACGTCGGGCATCGAAAAACCATCAACGTCATTCTCGAAAGACACCAGTCAGCCTATCGGCTCATCGGCGATCAGGTCGGAGAAATCACCCAGGGCGAGGAGATCGCCGCAATTGAAAGCGCATTATTGGTAGCGTCCAACCCCGTCAAACAACACTTGGAAGAAGCACTGAAAAAGCTGTCCGACCGGGAGCAGCCTGACTTCAGGAACTCCATCAAAGAATCCGTATCGGCGGTTGAAGCGGCTTGCCGTGAGGTGACGGGCAACCCAAAGGCAACGCTCCAAGACGCGCTAAAGAAAATGGATAGCCTTCACCCCGCGCTTAACGAGGGCTTCAGGAAACTCTACGCTTACGCGGGAGATGAGTCTGGAATTCGTCACGCGCTGACCGAAGAGGGGGAACGCTGCTCCTATGGCGAAGCCAAATTCATGCTCGTCGCATGCGCCGCGTTCGTTTCATACCTTAAGGAAGCGACCGCTTAAGCATCTGATCGCCCCTCATGCGGCCTTGAGACAGCATCCGCAGGCTCGGGCAATGTCCATCCGCGGCACGGTCGGCGCGGCGCCAGACGCCTCAACCAGACGCCGCACATCCGCCGACGGCCCGTACCGCGCCACCACGCCGACGAACTCCTCCACGTCATGCCCGACGATGCGCAGCCTGGGCCGGCCCTCCTTATCGAAGGCCGGCGCGCCGAACTCGTCGGTACGCTGTCCCACGTGATACAGCTCGTGCTCGACCAGGGCGCAGAATTCCGCATCGCTGCAGGTGACGCAATAGTCCGCGGCCAGTGTGATCAGGAATTCCGGCACGCGGCCGAACCACTCGATCATCTGCTGTTCCTGGCGGGCCTTCTGCCAGCCGCCGGCGCGGAACATGACCTGTTCGGCCTGGCCCAGGACGGTGCGGCCGGCCTTCTCGAAGGCCGCCGGCGCCCACAAGAATGCCAGGTCTGCATCCACCAGGTGGGCGTGGTCCGGGTTGTGAAGAGCGCCGCCCGAAGCCAGGATGGTCTCCTCGACCCAGGACAGCAGCTCGGGGGCAGGCAGGAAGCGATCCAACTGCTCGGGCGGCGCGGGCCGCATGAGGGCCGGTCGCTTTGCCATGATGCGCTCCTAGAACAGCCCAGCCGGCGCGGCGGCCACATCCCAGCTGAAGATCAGGATTTCGCCCCGCTCTACGCCTCGGCCACCGCCGACGGTGTAGCGCAGTTCCGTGGCCTCAATGTGGAAGCCATCGAACGCGCGCCGGATGTCGGGGTGGTCGTTCAGGCTGACGATGGCGCGGCCCTGCAGCTTGCGCATGCGCGCGGCCATGTCCTCGTATTGCTCGAAGCCGAAGCCCACTCCGTAGCCCTCGGTCTGCCAGTAGGGCGGATCCATATAGAACAGCGTATGCGGCCGGTCGTACATCTCCAGGCACTTCTGCCAGGGTAGGTTCTCGATGTAGGCGCCCGCCAAGCGCAGATGCGCCATTGACAGGTTCTCCTCGAGGCGCAGCAGGTTCAGGCCCGGCGGCGCCGTCGTGGCGGTCCCGAAGGTCTGCCCGTCCACCTTGCCGCCGAAGGCGTTCTGCTGGAGGTAGAAGAAGCGCGCCGCACGCTGGATATCGGTCAGCGTCTCCGGCCTGGTGATCTGCAGCCACTTGAACACGTCGCGGCTGGTGAGCGCCCATTTGAACTGGCGAACGAACTCCTCAAGGTGGTGCTGCACCACGCGGTACAGGTTCACCAGCTCGCCGTTGACGTCGTTCAGCACTTCGACCTTGGCCGGCGTCGGCCGCAGGAAGAAGAGCGCCGCCCCGCCGGCGAAGGGCTCAACGTAGCACTCGTGGACAGGGAAAAAAGGAAAAATGCGATCGGCCAGGCGGCGCTTGCCGCCCAGCCAGGGAATGATTGGGGATGCCATGTTTGCGTGAGGATGTGTTACCGTTGCCCCCGCCTGTACAGGTGGGACGGCCTCGGGTCGCTCACGGCTTGCTCCGTGGGTCGGCTGTCGGTCGAGCGGTTGCCCCCGCTCGGTCGTCGCCGTCTTCTTTCAATTCTCGAAGGGTTTCGCCATGCGCACGCTATCAATGCCAATCGCGCTCGCAATCTTGCTCGGGACGACTGCCCAAGCGGCGGATGACTCAAGCGCGCGCGCCGCTCGCGGTAACGCCGTGTGGGCCGCGTTTGACTGTAGCGCTCTGGCAGCACATCTTAAGAACGCACCGGAACAAGGCAGGCTGTTCACCTACGGCCTGGCCCAAGGGCGCCAATTCATCAATGACATCCAAGCCCAACGCATCAGCCCCGCCGATATCGACGCGACGGTGCCAGTGGGAGTGCTCAACAACCTCGAGGGACCGACGCCCGACTTCATGCTCGGCCGGATTTACGCCGCGGCGTCGGAATTCGCTCTCAGGGACGTGTACAACCTGAATGGTCAGTGGTTGGATAGTGCCGGGCAGCGAATGCGCGCGAGCGCAAAGTTCTCTAGCCAGAACTGCAGCTTGCTCGGTAGATAGCAAAAAAGCCCCGGTTTTGGCCGGGGCTTTTTCTCAGGTCGTACTTGCTACGAGTCTGGTCGAATTCTGCTCATCTTGATTCACATTGTCAAGCGCAGTGGGTTTCACGTCCCCTTCCAGGTCCACCACAATGTCGGCATCGCGCATGCGGATATCCAGCCGCTTCAGCGCCGCGCGGCGCGCGCCTTCGACCAGAACGCGGTAGGCACTGCCCGGACGCTGCAGGGCCGAGTACGGCAGGTCGAACCGATCGCACAGGTCGCGTAGCCGCGGCCTGCCTCGCAGGATGTTCGCGGTCAGCATGTCCGTTACCTCGCGCTCCCGGCTGTCCGCCAGCGCCTCCGGGTTCAACCATTCCGACACGCGCCGCGCGCTGGCGGCGCCCTCCTCGCCCGTGCCGTATTGCGCCTGCAGGATGTGGAAGCCAATGCCATCGCCCAGCGTCCGCTCCAGCACCTTGACCGTGAAGACGGCCTGCGCGTGCCAGTCATGCGGCGACAGGCCCGACAAGGGCTTGCGCTCGTACTCCACGTCGAACAAATCCTGCAGGGCCTCGCAGATCAGCTGCGTCGGGTTCTTCGGCTCAATCGGATAGGCCAGCATCAGGTAGGCCACGGCGATCGCATGCTCGGGGCATGAAAAGGTTCCGGCTTCACGGCGCATGCTTTTTCACTCCTTGGGCGGGTTCCAGATGGTCGAGAAAGGTGACCGCCACCTTGACGCCCGGCACGGCGCCGTAGATCTTGGATTTGCTGTCCTGCACGACCTGGACGTCATCGCGGTACACCACGCCGTTCAGGCCGTCCTTGATGGCCTTCTCCACGTTGTCGGCGTCAGGCTTCACCGTGGGCGCGATCTCACCGGCCGCAGCGCGGCGCTGGCGCAGGCCGGACCAGGACTGCGGAATCGGCAGCACGATGGCCAGATCCAGCCGTATCGGCCCGGTATAGGCCTCGCGCCCGGCCATGGCCTTTGCCGCCGCCAGCTTGACCAGGCTTTCATACGCTGCCGTGGCCTCGGGCGTGTAGTGGCGCGTGAACACGAGCTGCGCGCCGGTCCGGGGATCCCGGCCGATGCGCGAACTGGACTTCGCGCGGCCCTTGCCCTTGGGTACGCCCGGGACGGTGAAAACGATGGGTTCCAACATCATGCTCCCTCGCTGCGCAGGTCGCGCAGCCATTCGATACGCGCGGCGGTCTTTTCCGCCGGCGCAGGTTGGTATTCCGGGCACTGCCGGGGATAGGACGGACTGACGAAGGTGCCGGGGCGATCGGCCATGCCAGAGCAGCGGCCCAGGCCCAGCTCGGCGTACTTCGTCGATTCGCGCAAGGTGAAGCGCTCGCAGGCGACGCATTGAACGGTGCCGGTCATACCCGCACCCCGTAGTCTGCGAAGAGCCGCGCACGGTCGGAGTCGGTCAGGCCCGCCGCGGTGTGCACGCGGGCCTTGAACACCGGATCAAGCTCGCCCTGCCGCTGCACGACGCCAAGCTCTGCGCCCTGCGCGACCAGACCCGACCAGGTCAATGCCCAGGCGGCAGGATCCTGGCGCGTCTCGGCGCGTGCGACAGCGCTGGTCACCCCTGGCTTGACCCGCACCTCGGGCAGGATCGCGTCGAGCAGCCCCACGTTGACGGGTGCCTGGTCGTTCGCCTTCACCCGGCGCTTCACGGCCTTGGTGTGCGCGGCCTGCAGCTCGGCATTGGTGACGCCGGCATCAGCCCAGGCGAGCAGCAACGGATCACCAGGGTGGAACGCGCCGGCTTTGCCACGCTCCCGCTCCCAGCGGTCCAGCAGCTGCGCGAAGTGCGCAGCAGTGGAATCGACACCCGCGGCGGGCGGCGGCGGGGAGTTGTCCACAGGGTCGCGGGCGCGCGAGTGTGTCGCCGCCGCTGCTTCTTTTTCTTTTATATATCCCTGTCCCTGTCCCTTAAGAGCGTTTTCCGGAGGATTTCCAGCGGATTGCTTTGGATTCTTCCGAGCCTTTCCGCCGGAATTCGATATGTCTTCCGCCGGAAATCTCTCACCTTCCGCCGGAAAAAGTTCACTTTCCAGCGGAAAGCCGGCGGCAATCCAGTCCTCAAGCGACGGAACAATCCAGGGTGGAAGCTGCTGCTGTTCGCGCTGCTTGTTGGCTTTCCGGACGCGATCCACCAGCTTGTCGTGGGCGTGCTTATGCTTCGCCTGCCACGCATCGCGGGCCTTCTCTGCGACCACCGGGTGGTACAGGCGCCCGTCGTCGCACTTCACCCAGCCATACAGCGCGCCCTCGCGGTGCTTGCGCCATTCGGCCACGACGCGACCATAGCCCGCGAGCGCGGCCAGGGCCTTGTCGTCGTCCGGCAGACTCGCCGCCGGCACCTGGTGCCAAGCCGCGCACCAGAGCAGAACCGCTGCGCGGAACTCTTCAGCGCACACCTGGATGGCCAGGTCGCTGTCTCGTAGGCGCGCGACATCCAGCGGCATGAAGGCGAAGTCGCGCAGATCGCAGTCTGGCGCCGTCAGGGGAGCATGGGCTATGTGTACTGTCATGGCCGAGCCTTCCTCCCCCTAGCGATATACGATAGGAATCCCGATCCGAGAGAAACTCCATGAAGTACACGAAGCGAATCTATGTTGTTCTGGCCTTTATCTTCGCCACGGTATTGATCGCCCTTGCTGCTATCGGCGCAGTCTCGCTTGCTGTCGATGATGTGAAGCTCAGGCCGACCAGCAGCAGCGACGTCGCGAGCTGGATTCAGGCCGTCGCTGCTACTCTCGCTATCCTCGCGAGTGCGGTCTTGGCGCTCCGCATTCAATCCCGAGACACCCGTATCAAACGTATGGGATCCGCGGTAGTTGCGGCCGATATCGCGCTGTACGCAACGGCCGTCCTGTCGTCCATTCAGACGGAATTCAGTGATAGGCAAAAGGTAATTGCGTTTGGGGAGGGACGCAGGCCTTTCGATCGAGAAGCGTTGGATGATCTCTGCGACACGGTTTCGCAGCTGGATTTGCAGGCCATCCACGAACCCCTTCTGGTGCGCCCGCTCTTGCTTCTCCGTATGAGCGTGCGGAAGGTACGTCAGACAATCAACACTGCTCTCGCGAAGTGCCAGAATATGACTGGCCAAGAATTCGACACGCTCTTCAATATCCTGAAGAACGAGGCCGAAGTTGCAAAGACGGCGCACCAGAAGATCTCCGCCGCCGCCGATCACATCGAACGCGAAGGCCATTGATGCTGCTCGCAATTGCGGCAACAAGTCGTCAGTCATGCTCCCTCCCCGCCCCGCACGGCCAGCGCCATAGCGATCGGCCGCACCCAAATGGGCGTCGATGACAGCTGGAACGATTCGCCAGCGCGCGACAGCAGAATGGCTTGGCCGATGACCTCTCCCATAGCCCGCGCGGCCTTGCGCGGCACGGCGTTCCCGATGCGCTCGCGGTGGGCGCTATCCGACGAGCCTTCCATCTGGAAGGGCGCGCCCTGCTCCTCGGCCTCGGCATAGTCGTCGGGGTCATACAGGCTCTGCAGGGCGGCCAGCTCCAGCGTGGTGAAAGGCCGGTGCCAGGTGCCGTCCTCGGCCACGATGCGGCACACCAGCTTGTCGTTGGCCGCCGGCAACGCGCGCGGATCAGCCACGGACCATGAACCGTTGTCGTGGCAGGCTGACGCCGATACGGCGCCGACGTGCTTGTCCCAGACGGCCACGCCGTAATGCCCGGCGGTCAGGTAGTGATCGCCGCGCTCGCGGGCCAGGCCCGGGCGCGGGTCGGCCACAGCGAATGCGCCATTGGCATAACCAGCGATCACGGCGTGCGAATGCTCATCCCAAGCAGCCGTGTGGAATTTCCCGTGCAGCTTGCTGGCGTCCGGCCCACCTCGCGGATCGGCGACGCACAACCCTCCGCTACCGAAGCGGGCGCCGGTGACGGTCTTGGCGTGGTCCTCGTAGGCGGTCACGGCCAGCTTGCTGCCGTGGGCCGAGTCGGGCCAGCCGGTACGCGGGTCCGCCACGCATTGCCCGGTGCCATGGGCGCCAGTAACGGCGCGCGCGGCGGCGTCATAGCGCACGATGCGAAACTCGTTGCTGTGCTTGGCCGGGCCGTGGTGCCGCGGATCGGCCACGCTGTATGCGCCTTGCCCCGGCCCCTGCTGCCCGGCGATCGCGCCGGTAGACGCGTCCCAGCGCCGCACGCCGTAGGCCTGGCCATCCTTCCACGCGGCCGACGGATCGAAGCGCGGGTCTGCCACAGAGAAGGCGCCATTCAGCGGGTAGCTGCGCCCGGCGATGACGCCGGCACTGTCCTGCATCCCATGCACGCCAAGGGCTCCGCGGTGCATTTCAGGAACCAGCAGGTAGTCCTGCAGGTAGCCGTCCTGAACGGCCAGGCGATTCAGGCTGCGCCAGTCGCTGCCCGCCTCGACGAAGGCCAGCCGCACCCAGGTCTTCCAGCTCAGATTCGGAACCCGGTGCATCGGGCCGGCGCGCAGATCGCCCGGCAGGTGCATGCGGCCCAGGATTTCACCCACGGCGCGCAGCGGACGCTTGGGCGGCTCGTAGATGAACGCCGGCACCTTTTCGGCGTGGCGCGCGATCAGCAGGAAGCGCTTGCGGCTTTGGGCCAAGCCGCCCAGCTCGCCGCAGTCGTGGGCAGTCTCGCGCACGACGTAGCCATAGTGGCGCAGCAACTGCACGATCTGGTCCAGAAAGTGGCGGCCACGCGAGGCGATGCGCGGCACGTTCTCGAACAGGATCACCTCGACGGGGTCGTCCTTCCAGGCCTCCAGGGCAAGCCAGACGCCTCGCAGCGTCAGCTCGTTCAGCGCCTGATACTTGGCGGTCAGGCTGCGCGAATGCGACAGCAGACCCGAAAAGCCCTTGCACGGCGCCGACAGAAAGAGGATGTGCGGGCGGCGCCCGCCAGCAGCTGCGCGGATGTCGGCGGGCATGGCCTCAACCCAGCCGGCCGGCGGCTCATGCCCGTGGAATGCGGTGTACTGCTGGCGGCTGAACAGGTCGCGCACCGTGCAGCGCACGCCGGTGAAGCGGAGGAAGTCGGCCGCTCCGGCCGCGTCCACGTCGATGCCGCCGAGGCAGACCATGCGCCCGCGCAGTCCAGGGATTTCCGGCTTGGCGTCCTGCATGCCCGCTGCGCCGACGCCGGCGCCCGAGAACAGGTGAAAGTGGTGGATATCGGAAATCATGACGGCTCAGCCTCCTTTGCCGGCACGTCAACGCCGGCGTGCGCCATCTGGCGCTCGATCGACGCGCGGACGTTGCGCGCGGCCACGATGGATTCGGACACCTCGCGGTGCGCCGTAATCATCTGCGCCGGAGTCGGCTCCACGTGCAGCAACGCCACGGCGGCGGCCGCCGCTTCGGTTTGCTCGCGCATGAGGTTCGTCACCTGACCTTGGGCCAACCCTTCGCCGGCCTCGAGCGCCAGCGTGCGCACGGCCAGGCCCAGCGGGCGCAGGATATCGTCGACGCAATGCCGGCGCCGGTCATGCGGCATGGCCGCCAGGATCGAGGGGATGAAGTTGGCCGGCAACAGGTTCGAATCCTTGGACTCGTCGTCCAGCCAACGGAAGACGCGGTCGGCGTTCACCTTCAGGCGCCCGAAGGTGTCCAGGGTGTTCGGCTCGAAGCGAATGCCGGTGCTGGCCGGCCCGTTCAGGCGTTCGTGCGCGGCCACGATGTGATCCGCCATCGTTTCGCGCGACCAGTCCATGGACTTGCGCCACGCCGACGTGTGCTCCCGAAGGATGGCGATCAGGGTTTTGTGCGATTCATGTCGCATGCGTCAGGTACTCCGGACAGTTACATTCCCACCACAGCGACAAAAGCCGGGAGGGAAGGATGGCAATCGGGGAAAGAGGAAGTGCTGCGCAGGCCACGATGGCGCTGCTGAAGCTGGCAAAGGAGATCGCCGACACCGTCGTCGGCGACGCGGACCAAGCCACGGTCCGCGCCGTGTTCGACAGGCTGTGCATGGAATCCGACATGGGGTCGGATTCGGAGGCATCGCCCGGCGCGGCCGCGACGGTTCACTAGGGGCATGGCGACGCCGGGCGTCGGCCGCCCCGCCCGCCGACCGTCGCCGCGGCTATGCATGGCCCACCCTGCCTGGCGTGATGCCCAGCGCGGGTATGGCCTGACTATCGGCCTGGCCAGGTTCGGCGCATACAAAGCGCTCGGGATAGATGATCTGTGTTTCGCTGACCTGACCGCCGTAAACCTGGGACAGCTTCGCGGCGAGGTCTTTGGATGGCACCTGCTTGCCGCGCTCGATCCGGCTCAGATTGCCCGGGTCTATGCCCACCAAGGTGGCCACTTGTTGAATGGTCAGGCCGCGCTTCTCGCGCGCCATGCGCAAAGGAGTGGTCATCAGTTCAGTCCGTGAATTATGCGTGTGACGCATATTAATTCCAATGCGAAATATGCGCAATGCGCTTTGCGTCACACGCAGTCGTAACGGGACAATTCCGCTATGAGCCTAGGAGATAACATTCGCCGGCGACGCAAAGCGTTGGGCTGGACGATCTTGGATCTTGCGAACCGAATCGGTAGCGATGTCGGGAACGTGTCGCGCCTAGAGCGGGGCAAGCAGGGCTACAGCGACGAGATCCTCAGCAAGATTGCAACTGCGCTCGGCTGCGCCGTTGGCGATCTTTTTCAAGGCGTCTCGGGCGAGTCCAACGTGGAAGTGACGGCGCTCGGCAGCCGTCGCATCCCAGTGCTAAGCTATGTTCAAGCTGGGGCCCTGACCGAGTCGATCGTTCCTTACACGAACCCTGACGATTGGCTGCTGACCGATTTAGACCTTTCCCGCTCGGCCTTCGCCCTGCGTATAAAAGGGCTGTCGATGTACAGCCCGATGAGCGAAGAATCGTTCAATGAGGGCGACCTGGTCGTCATTGATCCTTCTGTGGAACCGCTACCCGGAGATTTCGTTGTCGCCAAGAATGGCGAGCACGAGGCCACGTTCAAAAAGTACAGGCCTCGCGGCGTCAATGAAAATGGCGTCGTGATTTTCGAACTGGTCCCGCTCAACCCGGACTACCCCTCCATCCGGTCCGATTACACTCATGTGAACATCATCGGCACCATGGTGGAGCACCGGCGCTATCGGAAGCGTCGCTGAACTGGCCTCCGCTTCAAGACGCGAGAGATATGAAAGCACCGACGAGTTTGGCCGACCTCCGGAAACAGGCGAGACGCAAGTTCATCGCAGGACTGGCCATGGCGGTAATCACCGCGGTGATCGCGACAATAGTCACAATGAACAGCAAGACGGCCGAGGCGCCGGCGGACCCAAAAGCCACGCTTTCCGAAAACGACGCCATGGCCGATTGCCAGGCAAGCACCAGGCAAAGCGCGAAATTCCCCTCCTCCGTCAGCTTCAGCACCCTAGGCGGCGCGGCGCGGACTGGAAATGATGGGACCGTGACCGTCCGCCTGGACTTCGAAGCCAAGAATGGATTCGGCAATCTCCTCCCACAACGCGCGACCTGTATCTACCCCCCTTCCGGCCCTCGGACAGTGTCGATCGAAGACAGGTAACTAACCGCAATACCTCCCGCGCCGGACAAGGCCGCCCTTCGAGGCGGCCTTTTCTTTGCCTGAAAAATGCGCTTGACGCATTTTAAAATTTGCGTATCATGCACTTCACTGTATGCGTACCACGCAAATTTGGAGGCAAATATGCATGCCCACAACACTCGCCCAGACGCGGCGCTTCGAGACGACCCGTCCCGCACAGCTGACCATGGTTACTTCCCCGCTGAGGCGTGCATTCCACCCCGGCAGCTGAACGAAGCCGACATCCTCGGGGTCCTCTTCGACCTCTTCGCCGGCCGCACCTCGGATGCTTTTGGCGAGGGCCTGGACTGGTGGAGCCAGACGCTGCAATGCGACCTTGCCTCGGGCGCCGCCGCCGCAGTTGCCCTTTCGGCCCTGAGCAAGTGGCCTTTTGACCAGCGAGCCGGCGCCGCAGGTGTCGCCGAGCTGCGCGCCCAGCTCCTGCAGCGCGCCCGCATGTTGATGGAGCGCGCCGCGCCCGACGCCGGAGAGGCCCGCTGATGGGCTTCCTGATCGTCGGCGCCCTCGCCCTGTACATCGAAATCCGCGACCTCATCGCGGCTCGCCGGAGGGCGCGCAAGTGATAGCCGCCGTACTCCTTCTCCCCCTCGTTTACGTCCTGGCCCGCGCGGGCGACGCCGTCATGGCACGCCTACGTCGCGCCGATCCCTGGAGCCCGACCGCATGACTGTCATCGTCCTCGGCGTCGACCCGCGCAGCCGTAGTAAGACCAAGCTGCAGGCGCCTTCTCCCCTGCCCCACGTGTCCCGGCGCGCCTTGGCGCGCGTGCGCGATCGCATCGAGCCGCCCCAGGCCTGCCATTGCTGCAGCGGCCCGGTCAAGCTGACCAACAACCGCGATATCTACAACGGCCACTCCTTCGGAGATTGGCCCTATGTCTACCGCTGCACGCAATGCCAGGCCTACGTCGGGCTGCACCCTGACACGGATCTGCCGCTGGGCCTCATGGCAGGCAGGGCCACCGTCAGCGCTCGAAAAGACGCGAAAGGCGTCTTCCAACGCCTGACGCGCGAACGCTTCGGCAACGACCGCAACGCCGCCTACGCCTGGCTGGCGAAGGCCCTGGGAATCGCTCCGTCCATCTGCCATTTCGGCATGTTCGGCCAGGAGCAGGCCGAGCGCGCCGGCCAGGTATGCCGGATGGCCCTCGGGAGCCGCGCATGACCGCCGCCACGCTCTGGGTGCTGCTGGCCTTCTTGCCCGCTGGCCACGACCGTCCGCCCGTCATGGTGATCGAGCGCTTCGCCACGCAGGCCGAATGCCTCGACGTCCTCGCCGTCTTCCCGCCCACCACCCGCGTCACTTTCGACTGCATGCCCAGCCGGCAGATCCGCGCCGGCGTGCCACCCATGGAGAACCGCCAGCTATGAACGCTCCCCAACAACTTCCGCGGACGAACGATGTCCTGCAGGACGCGCTCGACCACATCATGCGCACGGCGCGCGCTAGCTCGTCGCAGACGCGACGCCTGCGCTGGATCGCCAGCCGCGCCGAGGCGGCGCTGCAGGGCCGCCCCTTCGTCGCGTCCGAACACGACCAGCCGAAGATGGTCGGCGAGGCCGTGCTGCATGCCAAGAACCACCAGCTGCGCCTGACCAATGCGCGGCTCCGCACGGCGCTGGCGCAGGTCGCAGGCGGCGCCACCGGATATCTGGACCGCGACGCCGAGTTGGCGCAGCTCGCCCAGGCCGCGCTCGACGCCGAGCAAGGGAGCCGGGCATGACGCCGACTCGCAAGCTGATCCGCGCCGACGGCGCCGAAACCGTGCTGCACGGCCCGCATGCCATCCCGGACGTCTGCCAGATGATCGGCGCCGACGCGCTGGACACCGTCAGGCTGGCCGACCGCGTGCACGTCATGTTGGTCGACGACGAAGGGATCCTGAAAAACCTGCCCGTCAATCCTGCGGCCACGCGCCTGTACCAGGACGCCCGCGGCGTGCCCCACCAGATCCGCGGCGACGTCGTGATCGTGCCGGACTCCGACTATGCGAGGGAAGCATGAGCGCCCAACACACGCCCGGCCCCTGGCTCTGCACGAAGGCGAAGCATGGCGTTGACGCCGGCCATTACGTGATCGCCACCGTGGCCGATGACCGCGGCGACCGGTGTTTGATCATTCACGCCGAAGTCGGCGACGACAGCCAGGTCGAAACCAACGCCCACCTGATGACCACCGCTCCGGACTTGCTCCTGACCGCCATGCGCTATCTCAACGCGCTCGACACCTGGGACGGATCCCGCAAGGCAGAACGCCACACCGAGCGAATGGAAGCTGAGCTGCGCGCAGCCGTCGCCAAGGCCAAGGGAGAGCAGCAATGACCTCGACCGGCCAATACAAGTGCCAGGGGTGCGGCGGCACGTTCACCGCCAGGACGGCCGACCGTGCACGCGGCTGGGCCCGCTTCTGCTCGAAGTCCTGCAAGGCACGCAAGCAGGAAGCCCGCACGGGCCAGCACCGCGCCTACCAAAAGCGCCGCGACGACGAAGGATGCTTCCCGTCGCCGGCCGAGGGGGACGTCCAATGATCCGCCGCCTTCTCACCCTCTGGCGCCGCGCGCGCCGCACCGGCCGCGATCTGGACCTGGTCGCCTACGCCGCCGGCATCGCTGGCGGAACGGTGTTCCTTGCGTTCATCACAGGCGTGCTGGGCCCGACATTCGACGCCCACCAACCTCAGCAGGCCAGCGCCGCGCGCCACGCCTCCCGCTGACCGGAGCCCCCACCATGCAACCCAACGTATTCACCGTGCGTGCCTCCAGCTGGGGCCGCCTGTTCGATTGCGCCCACGCCTGGGAAGGCACGCACATTCTGGGCATGAAGAAGCCCGCCGGCATGCGTGCGCTGCTGGGCACGGCCGTCCACGCCGGCACTGCCGTCTTCGACCAGGCCCGGCTGGACGGCAACCCGTGCACGCCCGACGAAGCCGCCGACGCGCTGGTCGACGAGCTACACAACCCGGCCTATGAGGTCGATCACGCCCAGGATGGCCTGACGCTGGCGAAGGCTGAGGCGATCGCGCTGACCATCTTGGTGAAGTACTGCGCCGATGTCGCCCCGCAGTTCACCTACATCGACGTGGAAACGGCCCTGGACCCGCTGGACATCGATTGC